CCGAAGGTGGTGAGCACGATGGATGACATGGCCCGGGTCAGGTCACCAAAGACAGTCATGCTTTGTCTCCCGCTTACCAGCCATTGCTCGAATGCAGACGAACGGTGAGCTCCGGGCGCATCACAATCGGCAGAGGGTTGGACTGGGTGTAGATATCCACGCCGGTGCCGTTCGGACGGGCCAGCTGATGGGCATAGAGCTCCTGCCCATAGGTACCGACCGCTTCCATCAGATTCGCCGGGGCAAAGTAAGTGCGGAAGGTATCGAGCGTGCCCAGCGGGAAGGCCACACCTTCGCGCGGCGGGATCAGGCGCACAGACGTACGGTTAGCCAGCGTGACCGTGCCGAAATACTCCTCGAACAGGATGGAGCCAAAGCGGAAGCCCCGGCGCACATCGTCGCGCAGCGGGTTGGTGCCGGCCGTGCCCTGATAGAAGGTGTAGGCCTCCTTGACAGTCTTGTGCTTGACCAGGGCATCGAAGAACTCGGGGCTGACCAGCGCGTGAATCGTGGTCATCATCTCGCCCTTCAAGTTCTCCTCAATGTGGCGGGCCACCTGGGTGCAATGGATGACCATATCCTCGGTGCCACCGAACACAAAATCCACCTCGGGCTTCTGAATGTCGAACTCGTCGTGCCAGTCGTACAGCGTGTTTCCAGCACCGTCCTTGGTGATACCCAACAGTGCATTGACGCGCATGTACTCCAGCGTCTGCGCGTGCTTGGCGCGCATCCGGGCAAGTTTGCGGGTCATCACGGTCACCAGCGGGTCTTCGCCAGCGGCCAGGCCCAGACCCCGGATGCCCTGGATCTCTTCGGGCAGCACCACATCGTTGTGCGGGATGTGCGGCACGGCAAACGAGCGCACCGAACGCTTGTCGGTGGTGCCAACGGTCGCCGGAGCACCGGGCGCCACGGCGGGCAGCAGACGCAGTTCGCCCTCGATGGACTCGATGGTGACGTTGCGCTGGGAAATCGGCTCGGGGGCAAACAGGCCCAGCTGGCCAACCCGGCCATAGGGATTGGGCAGCATCTGGATGGCGGCCGACATCTCGGCCAGCGTGAAGCCGCCCGCATCGAAAGGATTGACGATCACGGTCATGGAGAAACTCCTGCTAATATGGTTCAGGCAGCGGCGCGCACGACGATGCCGTGGGCTGCCAGTTGCTGGTGTTTGAGGGATTGGGCGGAAGGGTCAGTGACCGAGGCGTCAAAGGCCAAGGCGCGGTCAGCGACGATGACCTGGCCACGGGCCAAAACCACTGCCTGGGTGTCGGTGTCACTGGCGGCGACCGGGTGCAGCAGCACGGCGCAGGCGATCTCAGCACCTTCCTGGCCTGTCGTCGAAGCGGCTGACGACAGGGCGTAAATGCCGGTCGCGGTGACGCGGCCCAGCACGGCCCCCAGGGGGTAAGCTGTGCCGGCCTTCAGGGTCACGGTCTCGCGGGTGTAGTCGGGATCGGACTCGCGTTTGATCAGATCACCGAGCGTATTCGGAGAAATCAAAGGTGTGCTCATTTACGAACTCCATAGGCTTGGGCCGCTTTGACCAAGGGGCTGTCAGCGACGCATTGGGGTTTGGTTTGGGGTTGCTGCGGTGCCTCAGCGACGATGTCTTGTGCGACATCACGCTCAGCGGCCTGCTTCAGCACCGACTGACGCAGCGCATCCGGGGTGACGCCACGGGCCAGGGCCTGGGCCGGATCGACCGTCACGCCCAGTCGCTTGGCCTGGGCAGCGATTTCGGTGAGCTCGGCGAGTTGGCGTCGTAGACGCTGCTCGACTTGGGCCGTGATGGCCGCTTCATCGAGCGGCGGCGGGGTCTGCGGTGACTGCGACGGGGCCGGGGCTGTGTTCTCTTGGGTGTCGTCCACCGGCGTGACAGGGTTGTGATCATTCATGGAGATCTCCTTCGGGAAGAGTTGGGATCGGGAGGTGGTGCGGGTGGCCGACAGTGCGGCGGCCTTGTTGCTCAGGCTGCTGCTGGCACTCATGGCGAGCTGTCGTTGCAGAGCGGCCAGCACCTCGGAACGGGTGCCGATCTGATCGACCAGCCCAGCCTGCAGCGCCGCCTCGCCGCGATAAACGCGAGCCTCGGTGTCGCGGATGGCGTCTACCGTCAGGCGGCGGAACCCCGCAACCAGGCTGATGAACTGCTCATGGAGCTGCTCGATGTCGGCCTGGATGTCGGCGGCGACTGGCGCAGGGAGTGGTGCGTGCGGATGGCCATCGACCTTGTGGGCACCGGCGTGCAAAAAGGTGTAGGACATCCCGGCTTTGGCATCCGCCACCGACTCATCGACGTGCACCGCGACCACGCCGATGGAGCCCACCTCGGCGGTACGCGTGAGCCACAACCGGTCAGCGGCACAGGCAATCGCGTAGGCGGCAGAGAGTGCGGCTTCATCGGCAATCGCCCACAGGGGTTTGCCAGAGGTCTGAGCCAACTGGCGCAGACGCTGTGCCAGATCGAACACGCCGCCCGCTTCGCCGCCGCTGGAATCGATCTCCAGAAACACGGCGCGCACCTGGGGATCGGCAAAGGCCTGTTCGGCCATCGCCTCGATGTCGTGGTAGCTGGTCAGGCCACTGGCCGCACCAATATAGGAAGAGCGTCGCACCAGCGTGCCGAGGACCGGCAGGACGGCGATGCCCTCCAGGATTTGGAGGCCACCGGTCATGCCGGCATCGACGTTGGCCGGCGGTGGCGTGGCGAGCGTGTCGCCCGCCATCTTTCTGGCCACCACCCCGAGGATGACTTCGAGCTTGGGGCGCGCAATGAGGAGCGGCGTCCCGTAAAGGCGGGACGCCAGGTATGGCAAATCAGTCATAGGGATTCCTCAGTTCGAGGGTGGAGGCACGGGCTCACGCCCAAAGCGCAGCCCCAGGCTGTCCTCGCGCCGGTGGTCACCGGCAATCTCGGCATCGACCATCGCGGCATCAAAGCCACGTTCGGCAATGGCTTGGGTACGCGACTTGAGCCCCGCCTCGATGGCGTTGATCTCGGCACGAATGTCTTTGAGCGGATCGACCCAGTCCCAGCGTGGAGGCAGCCAGCTGCAGTCCAGGTAGTCGGCACGCTTGCGCTCGTAATCAGGCAAGTCGAGCTGGCCAGACAGCACCGCCGTGTCCATCCAGCGTTCCCACCCCGCTCGGCACAGCTGAAACACCAGCACCGAATGCTGGAAGGCTTCGATGCGCCGGCGGAACTCCAGGAGCGCTGCCCGGGTGTTCGAGTAGTTGGCCTTCAACATATCGGCCGAGAGGTTGGCGTAGGGCAGCCCGAGCGCAGCCGCCACCTGCAAGAGCGTGCGGTACTGGAAGCTCTCGTAGTTGCCGCCGACATCGGCTGGCGTCGAGAAGGTGATGTCCTCGCCGTCATCCAGGATCTGCAACTGGCCAGGTTCAAGCGGCAGCAGCGGCTCCCCTCGGTCATCGGTCTCGTTGCTGTTGTCGAAGTCGCGCTCAGGCCGGCGAACGAAGCCGACGAACATCGCCGCCACCTTCTTGCGGTCCAGTTCGGCGTCGTCGTACTGGTCGAGCAAGAACAGCTTCACCAGTGCCGGCGAGAAGCGCGAGACACCGCGCAACTGCCCGGCGTCGACCGGATCGACGATGTGCAGCACGGACTCGGCCGGCACCCGCACGGTTTCCCCGGCCAACCCTGGATCGGTGATGTCACCCGGGTGGCGACGCAGGAAGTGGTAAGCGACACGCCTACTGATGCGGTCGAACTCGATGCCCTGACGGATACGGTGACCGTTCTCCAGTTGCTGGTTGTGATTCAAGGGCAGCATCTCGGCGGGGAGCATCTGCAACTGCAGCGGCACGCTCAAACCATCCTCCGTGCGGCGCGGCCGAATCCGGAAGAACACCTCGCCGGCGATAAAGAGCTCTCGGGCGGCCCGGCGTTGCTGGCCATAGAAATCGGTCAGCCCTTCGGCATCGGACTCGTCGGTCCAGCGCAGCCACAGGCGCTGCACCCGATCTTTGAGCACTGCATCACTGATACCTGATGAGGGCTTGATGCCGGTGCCGACCGCATTGCCGGCCCAGGACTCGACTGCGTTGGCCGCGTAGCCGTTGTTGCGAATCAGGTACCGCGCACGCGCGGTCATGTCGGCACCAGCCGCCTGGATCAGGGTATTGACGTGGGCGCGGCTGGCAGCGAAGGTCTTGAGGCGCCGGGCGGATAGGCCACCTTCGAAGCCACCCACCATGGCACCGACCTTGCGGCGCAGGTTCTTGAGCATCCCCATCACAACCCCTTCCCGGCATAGGTACGGATGCGACGGGCACGCGGGCGGCCTTCCGTCTTGGCGATCTCACGATCCAAGTCGCTCAGGGCCGACTGCAGTTCGGCGTCCGACTTGTAGGTCACCCACTTGTCGCCGGCCTTCACGGTGAGCACACCATTGAAGCGCGCGGCCTGCAGGGCTTCGCGCTGGGCCTTCAATTGTTCGAGGGTCATGGACAGCACTCCCGGCCAGCGGGAGGCTGGCGGTATCAGAGGTAGTTGGAAGAAATGGCCATACGGCGACGGCGCGGACTGGCGGTCATCGGTGCCGTAACGGGCGTGGCGTTAGTGATGGAGTTGCGGCTTGTGGGTACCGGCGGCAGCGCCTCGACCCGCTTGTTCAGGTTCAGGCCCATCGACAACAGGCCGTGCAGTGCCGCGTAGGCGTATACCCGGCAGTCCAGCGCTTCGTTCCTGCGGCCATCGGGCTTCCACCAGAAGCGCTGCGGAAAGCCCTTCACATACCGAGTGCGGATGCGCTCGGCGGTGAGTTGCTCGAAATACTGCGCATCGCGATCGAGCGGAAAGTGCATCGCACCAGGTCCACCCTCAGCCTTCTTGAGACGCGCGTAGATCGCCTCCTTGGCGGCATCCACCCCGACGGTGAACAGATTGACCTTGCCCTTGTTCGCCTTGCTGGGGCGCTTGGGCCAGATCGGCCGTTTCCCTGCACCGCCCTTGATCGCCCAGATGCGCTTGCGCTCCCGGCCCTTGCAGAAGGCATAGGCCGCCAGGGTGTGGTGACCACCGGTATCGAGACAAGCGGCTTCGATGGTCAGGCCGTTGGCCAGCGTCTCGTGCTCGAAGCGACTGCCGAGGTAAGCATCGAGCTGCGCCCAGGTGTCCGGCGCTGACGGGTCACCCCACAGCACTTTGTAGTCCACCGACCAGGACTCCTCGTCCCGGCCCCAGCCGACCACTTCCAATTCGAGGCGGTCGTCCTGCACATCAATGCCGCAGGTGAGCAGCGAGACTTCGGCAGGGATGGCCGGGCCATAGGGCTCACGACGTTCCATCAGACCTTCAGCGTCCAAGGTCTCACCTTCCCGGTCTTCCCAGGTTTCGGCGAGCTTCGTGTTCACCCAGACCTTGAGCCGCACCGGATCGTCCTTGGCGGCGTGGTGCTCCTGGGCGATCTCACCCCAAGTCAGCCACGGGCTGTAGAGGCTCGACAGGTGAAAACCCACCGTCTTGCCATCACCCTCAGCCTTCGCCGTCCATCGGCCATTGGCGAGCAGCGCCGGCTTGCGGTACTCGGGGTGGATGCCTTCGCACTGGGGGCAGTGCCAGGCGGCCTCACTCAGCTTGCCTGTCGGCCACTTGATGTCACGCCAGAGGATCTGGCTGTGCGTGCCGCAGTGATCACAGGGCACCTCGAACACCCGCTGGTCACTTTCCAGATACGCCGCCTCAATGCGGGAAAAACCCTTCAGGGTCGGCGTCGAGCACAGATACACCTTGCGGTTGACGAAGGTGGCCGCACGCTGCACCGCGAGCGCCACCGGATCGCCTTCGCCATCAGCATCGCCCGGGTAGCCATCGACCTCATCCAGAAACAAGTAGCGCACCGGCATCGAGCGCAGGCCTACCGCCGAGTTGGCGCCGGTCATGATCAGCACGCCTCCAGGGAATTCCTTCATCAGCTGGGTGTTGCCGGAGTCGCGCGAGCGTGGATCTTTGACGCGACTGGCGAGTTCGGGACTGGCTTCGATCAGCGCATCGACCCGCTGCTTGGAAACGCGCTTGGCGCCTTCGACGGTCGGCTGCACCAGCAGCATCGGCCCCGGGGCGTGGTGGATCACATAGCCCAGCCAGTTCAA